TACCGTAAACTGATTCGTATTTAACGCTTACGTATCACTCGTTGGTGTTACAAAAACCACGGGATATTTCTCGTCTTTCGTTGCAAAGTTAGGCATCTGCTCACGAAATTCTCCTCCATACTTTTTGATTTGTAGGTGAGCATTGCAGAACGCTTCTATTTTAGATAGTAATGATATGTAGCTTGTCATAATACTGCGCTTTCTTGTACTTTATTCATCTTCTTTTGCATTGAAGTAACATCTGATTCTACAACTACCGCCTTGACTACCATCTCGCCACCTTGATTAGATTGTTGACCATTCGCTCCAAACGTATTAGCGTTATTGTTTGCACCAAATAGATTGACTTGCGGAGTAGCTTGTGAAGTTGAAGTTCCGCCTCCACCGCCTCCACCTGGAGCAGTCCCACTTACCGTTCCACCTCCACCAAGAGCAGATAATCCTTTAGCAGTTGAAGCAACGAAAGACGAGAAATATCCCGTTGTTTTTGTAACACCAACGAGTGATACTGAAGCGTTAAATACGAATCAGTTTACGGTAGATATCTATTGCGTTGATATCATACAAGCGGATAGAGCGAATCTAAACAGTATCATTTCAGATTGTCAGCTTATCTTAAAAGATATGTACGTGTATTACACGAATGACAACGATGTTGAAATAGATGTAGTAGGAACTGCTAGTATGAATCCATTAAACAACCAAGATTTAGACTATGTTGCGGGGTGGGTAATGTCTATTACATTTGAGGTAGCAAGTTACGGAAGTTGTGCGATTCCGATGAATCCAATAAATCCAAATCCTTCACCAGGTTGTGCAGATGCAATTCAGATAATAACGAACACTGAAGGGACTGAATTATATGTAAACACTATTCCAAGTGGCGCAACTGAAACTCAAGAGATTAGAGATAGTGGTGCAACGTTAAGAGATACTGCTGAAAATTTTATAAGTCAAACATTAATTCCTGCTGAAATTCATGTTGATTTAACAGCACCTGACGCTCTACTTCACATCAAAAAAGAGAACGATGGCACGATAACAAATCTTAGTTTACTGAGCAATTCTTCGACTGAATATATTATAAACAACAACGATATTTCAGTTAACGGTACTTTACAATTTGACATCCATGCAACTGAAGCACTTGACATTCGATTGAGAGATGCATCGAATAACGTCATAACTCCGATTAGCGTAACTGATTCGGGTAATCATGCGACTATTGTTTTACCGACTGCTGCTGCTCCCGTTGGTGCAACACTAATGAAAACGGGACAAACAACATCATATCGAACGGGTGATGATGGAGATATAGAAGCGGGTAGGGCTACTTCGTTTTTAGTACTTGCTAGTGCAAATCCATTTGGAAATACTAATAGATTTACTGATGAGTTAGGCGGTTCTACTTATACGAATAATATTGTAATTGATTGGTCAACTTATAACGGTTCGACTGTTTTAGGATATAGAAGGACTTTAAATGGCTCGAATGTAACATGGAATAATGCAATAGATGGTTCTTTGGCAGTTAGTATTGGTACATTTACAACGGGGTGGAGATTGCCAAATATTAACGAAATCACAAACATTGATAATTTTGGAGTTAATCAAATTTCATTTAAAAATTACTCACCATTCAATATATCAAATGGTACACTTTGGTCAAGTACAACATTGATAGCATCAACAACTTTGGCTTATTTAGGTCAAGCATATGGTACTTATACTTACTCAGGAAAGGGTGGTGCGAATGGTCAATATTTCCCTTGCCGAACATTCACAGTAACAGGAACAACTTTAACATAAAAAATATGACTTATAAATATCCACAATTCAAAGTAGAAATAGTTGACCCTACAATCGAGGTAAACTTAAACACAATTCAAGACAAAGCAATCGACCAACTATTAAGCGTTGATGTTTTATTGACAACCGATACCGCAAAGTTTGGAGTAACTGCTGAAGATATGCCATATACCGATACTTGGGAAGATAGCGAAGTTGAAGGAATGGTTGCTAAATGGTTAAAGCAATTCGAAGTATAAATAGTTTTTAGCTTATATTTGCAGCATGGCTACGTTTAAAGTAAAATACGCAACAAGGAATAAACTCGCAAGAGCCTTGCAGATGGAAATCAAGAAACTTGGTTTAATCGACTATGGTACGATGTACGATAGTGTGCGTATTTCTGCAATGACTGGAACGGAACTAAATCGAATTGATATAACCGTAAGCGTAATGTACTATTATTTCTTTTTAGATGAAGGAACAATTTACATTGATGCGTTTGATATTACTGATAGATGGCTTGATAGCCCAATCGTTCAAGGTATAATCGGGGAAATTGTGCAAGACTATATTCAATGGCAGTTCGAGAAATACCCATTACTTGAAATGGCAAGAATACTAAACAATCCTAAAGTATTTGTGAACTTTAATTGGATAGACGAAAACGCTTTACCGTATACACTACCAAATAGAAACATTCAAAATTTAGATTTCTAATTCTTTTTTCATTCCTAAAATATTAAAGGCGAATACTAGATTAAGTTCTAGTACATCTTTGATTTTAGTAACATCTTCATTCGCTAAATTGTACAGCGTATGTTCCCAAGACCATCGGTTAATTTTATCTTCAGCTTCTTGTTCCTTTAAATCTTCTTCGTCTAGTTCAGCTTCGTCAAGTTCGTCTTCATCAAAGATTGGATTGAATAGATTTTCATACACTTTTAAGAAGTTTTCCCGAAACTTAATATATTCCGCTATGATTCCGTAGACCGATGTGATTGGCAAATCGTTAAACTGCTCCTTTCGTTTTTCAATATTAAACGAATAATCTTCGTAAACAACTTCTTCCCATTCGCTTAGTTTGGTTTTACGATACAATACTGAACTAATATAAGTCAAGTGTTTAACGTAGTCATTTGCAAAGTAATATTCCAGGTCGATAAACTCACCTAACTTTAAATCATTCAATCCAATGTATGTAAGATTGTTGATTTCATTCTTGAAAATATTTGAAGGCTGCTTTTTTATAAATGTTACTTGCTTAACAATCTTGGAAAGTTCGTCTATTTCCATGTCATCGAATTCATCTACATCTATGTCGGTTAAAATAGATAAGCATTCTATTTCGTAGCTAAATAAAGAGTCAAAGTCTTCGTTATTCAAAGACCTCAACTCTATAAACTGTTCGACTGTTATATCATTCCACGATTTCGGTAGCTTCAATTTGAATATCTTTAGCGGTTTTACCTAACTTTTGTCCGATGTAAGCAATAAAAGGAATAGCTATATTTGCTTTTTGTTCCTTAAACATCTTCGACTTCAATGCTATGTGTGAATCACCGTAATGCTCTGCTTTCGTTAAGTCAGTTCGTTTGAAAATAATAGCCATAACACGAGAAATATAATTTTCGGGAGAAGTAGATACTGCTTTTTCAATCATTTTTAAATCACGAACGTTTAATTTAAACTCATCTTCGTAGGCTTGGTAAGTATATCCATCGAATTCAATTGATTTAAGAAACTTTTTTGTTGGCTTTTTCTTTGTATCGCAAAAGTCTTTCACGATTTCCGTAAACTTCTCAAAATCCAAGTCATAAACTTCATCTTCATTTGCGCCTAAATCTATAAATATTTTAGCCCATTTCTCGAATTGGTCAAGTTCCAGGTTGTTCATTGTTGCGCTCAACTTTTCAAATTGCTCGATTGTTAACTCAGTCACTTCGTTGTTGATTTTAGTTGTTCCGATTTTTACCATAGTGTTTTTTTAGCAAATATACAAAAATATAACAAAAAAAAGTATACACCATTATAATGTATGGCGAATGACATTCCTATTTTTAAAGTAACAATTGACGAAGACTATTCCGATGGGGAAGTATTAGGAATTGAGCAAGTAGCGTTCACTAGTAAACCCGCAATCTTAGTTAAAGGAATGGCGTTTAATAGTCATTCAAAAGTAATGCAGTTTGCTGACGAGCCAAAGATGAGAATCGTAGCACCCGCAATGATTCCGATGGACATTTACCGCAACGATGAAGAAGGAGAATATTTTGTGCAATTTTCTGAAGAAGAAATAGAAACAATCTATTCTGATTTCATGCAGAATCTAAACAACAAAAATCTTTTCAACTTAGAGCATGATGCAGGACAAACTGTACCCGCTTACATCCTTGAAAGTTGGCTAGTTGAAAATCCAAAGTCAGATAAATCATATAGTTCTTACGGTATTGAAGTACCTAAGGGAACGCTTATGCTAACTGCTCAAATTACAGATAAAGATTATTACAATAAACTTGTCGAAAGCGGACAAGTTGGTTTCTCAATTGAGGGGTTTTTAGGCTTAAAATTAAGTATTAATAAACAAATAGAAAACAGTATGAATTTACCTGATGGAGAACATCTGATTGAAGGCAAAATCTACGTTGTAAAAGACGGAGTAGTTGTTGAAGTGAAAGATGCACCCGAAGCTGAAGTGGAAGTCGAAATGGCATCTACGGAAGAAGTAGTTGAGGAAGAGGTAGTAATGGCTGAGGAAGTAGTAGAAGAAGAAGTTGTTGAAACTGCAATGGCAGTTGACCCGACTGCTGACGCTGAAGCTATTCTTGCAATCGTTATGCCTACAATTGACGAAAAGTACAACGAATTAATTCAGTTAATAGCTGAAGTAAAAGCAATGATTCCAGCTCTTGAAGAAGAAGAAGTGGAAGTTACCGAGCAAAAATTAACTGCTCACGAAAAATTAATGAAGTTTAACCAATTTAACAAAGACTAAAAATGTCAAGAAAATTAAAATTCGATTTAGACATCGAAACAAACGCACTACTTTGTGCTAACCCTAACGAGTTTTATTCTCGTGCGTATATTACTGAGGACATCGTAGACAACTACCGAACTTTGCCAGGTATCAAATCAGCTACAAAATTAGCTAACGTCACTTTCGGTAATATCTTACAATCTTCTACTTGTGCTTTTTCTGCTCCTACTGATGCTTTGGATGCTATCGACATCGACGTATGTGCATTGTCAGCAATGGCTCAAATTTGTCAGTTCGATTTAGAGCAGTCTTTCCTTTCTTTACAAATGGCTGCGGGAAGTAACGGAAGTTTTGAAGTTGCTTCTTTCATGTCTTACTATTGGGAGACAATGTCTATGCAAATTGGAGAAGATGTTGAGTTATTGAGATGGCAAGGTGATACTGATTCATTAGACCCTCTATTGGCTTTGTGTGATGGTTACCTTAAGCGTTTATTAGCTGACGCTGCGGTTGTAGATGTTGCTAATGTAGCTATTACTTCTTCTAACGTAATCGCACAACTTACTGCAATTTTGAATGCTGCTCCTGCAACGATTAAGCGTAAGAAAGCTGACTTAAGATTCTATGTTTCTTCAAACATTGCTACTGCTTACGAATTGGCTGCTGCTTCAGGTAACACTCAAACGTTTGTTACGCTTCCTTTAGCGTTAACTTTCTTAGGAATCAAAATGGTAGTTGCTGAAGGTCTTCCTAACGATACTGCGGTATTGACTTTGAAGAACAACTTGATTTATGCTTTCGATTCTGAGTCAGATGCAAAAGCGTTGAGAGCGGTTAACTTGAACGATACAGTTGCTGAGCCTTATTTGAGAACTCGTGCAAACTTGAAAGTTGGATTCTGGTATACTAACCCAACTGAGATTGTTCTTTATTCTTAATTAATAATTACTAACTAGAAAGGGTGGGTGGATTCGCCTACCCTTTTTTAATATATAAAAAAATGGCTTGTAATACAATCACAACAATAACTAAAGGATGCGACAATAACATCGGAGGTATCCAAACGGTTTACATAAATGACCAAAGCGAAGTGACCGCAGTAACGGTTGACGATGCCAATTGGGAAATAACTGCAATTACTGCGGGAGACCCTTTCATTCCTTTCGAATTTAAGCGTAACACGGGTAACTACGTTGAAGACCAAGCGAACGATTTGATTAATGGCTCTTCATTCGTTACTGCTACGATTACTTTAATGTTTCACCGAAGAGAAGCAGCGAAGTCTCGTTCTATCAAAATTTTAGGAGAAGGACAGAGAGACCTTGCGATTATCGTTTTAGATGCTAACGGTAAATATTGGTACTTTGCAAACGCACAAGTTACTGCGGTAGCGGAAGGCTCAGGAACTGCTAAGGCTGACGGAAGTAAGTACAGTATTACTATCGTTGCTGAATCAGAGAATTTAGCTTACGAAGTTGACCCTACTATTATTGCTGGTTTACTAGTTTAAAAGTAAACTTTGCTATCCTCACCCTCACTTTAATTAGTGGGGGTTTTTTGTTTTATAACAAATCGTAATTAAAGACCATTATAATATATGATATACTTAGAAAAAGATTCTGCAAATACTTTTGTTCTCACGTTAACTGAGTCATCTACTATTTCGAATCCTACCTACTTATTTTTATTCCAAAATGAATTTAATAAAGATTCACAAGGCTTTCAATGGGTAGGAACTGATACTTCAGACTATAAGCAACGATACAATTTGTTTGAGTTAACGGAGGGAGTTGATGCGACCTTTATTCTTGGACAATATACCTATACTGTTTACGAATCTGCCGACCCTATTGTCATTGTAGACCAAGATATAAATTACTATATTGGTTTAAATGTAGTGGAAGAGGGTAGAATGGTAGTTGCAGGAGTAGTAACAAACACAATTTACGATTAATGAAGATTTTAGGATTCGAATTCGGCGCAAATAAGGCCGTAGAAGTACAAGAATTGGGAGGATATCAAGCGTTCTCTACTCCATTCTTGAAAGTAGGTAAAGGAGACTTATCTCTACCTTACGTAAATCCACGTTTAAACGTTGGTAACTACGTTAGATTTGGTTCGGACAATCTTTACCCACAGTTACTAAATCAAATGTATTACACTTCGCCTTTGCATGGTGCAATTGTAGACTTTAAAACAAACGCTGCGGTTGGCGGTGGATATGAATTACAGTATTCTCCTACGTCTTCAGCAATGGAGAAAGTAGACATCTACGCTTTTGAAAAGCGAATGAATCTGAAGAAGACTTTACCCGCAGTTACTAAAGAGAAAATCATTCATGGTAGAGTTTACTTTCACTTGCGATTCAATCAAACGGGAACGCTAATATTTTGTAAGCACATCGCAGCGGATAAGGTAAGAAAGAACGCAACAAATGATTTGTACTACATCTGCGATGATTGGAGTACTCAAATAAACATACAAACAATCAAGCCTTATAGATTCAATACTAAAGACCTTGAATTTTTATATTGCTATGAGGACTATTCCGTAGGTCAAGATGTTTACACGTTACCGCAATATTCATCTTGTATGAATTGGGCTTTTTTAGATGGTGAAATGTCTTATTTGCAAAAGTCAAACATTCAAAACTCTATCTTCCCATCGTTTGCAATGATGTTTCCCAAGAAACCACAAAATGAAGAAGAGAAAAACAGTATTAAAACAACAATCGATAGAGCCAAAGGTGCTACAAATGCGGGAAAAGCAATCGCATTCTTTGCTAATAATAAAGACCAACTACCAACGATTGAAGCAATACCTACAAACTCAAATGATAATCTTTTCCAGGTTACTACGGAGAGCATAGATTCAAAGATTTGTCAAGCGCATATCATTGACCCTATTTTAATGGGAATTCGAGTAAGCGGTAAACTGGGAAGTGGTAGCGACATCAAGCAATCGTATGTAATTTTTGAAAAGAATAGTATCATTCCTTTGCGTAATTCAGTCGAAGAAATCTTTAACGAGATTTTAGCTATTTGCAACATTAATGCAAAGTTAGTAATCAATAATTTCCAAATCGTTAATGATACGATTGTTGAAATGGATGAAAGAACAAGTGAAATTTCTAACATTATTGCAAATGTAAATCCAGCTTTAGCTTCTAAGTTAATTGATTCAATGACTCAAAACGAGTTGAGAGAATTACTAGGATTAAAACCAATTGAAACACCTCCTGCACTATGATTTACTTTGTAACTGAAAATTACCTAAAAACTCAAACGCCAATAACCGCAAATATTGACGTTAATAATATTGTTCCGTTTATAAAGACTCAAAGCGACATGAGAATAATGCCTATTCTAGGTACTTATTTTTATAACTACGTTTTGGCTGCGTATAATGACCAAACTTTGCTACCCGAAGAAGAAGAATTAGTAACTTACATTCAACCTGCGATAGCATGGAGAAGTGCTGAAGATGCAGCTTTCGGTTTATCTTACCAACTTAAGAACAAAGGAATCCAAACGCAAAATGGAGACTATTCGAATAACGTAAGTCAAGGAGAAGTAAACTTTGTACAAGACCATTACGCACAAAAAGCTAGTTTCTATGAGTCACGTTTATGGAAATATTTGGATATGAATAAAGACTTATTTCCCAATTTCATTTCGCCTTTAAATAGAGATTCAGATATTAGACCATCTATCCAACAAACGCAAGGATTCAACGATTCAATACTATTTTTATAAACCACAAACAATGCTTGAAATTTTAGAAACAATTAAAAAACATGGTGCTTTAGGAATGACTGTCATCGCATTGATTTGGATGAACACCAGGTTAAATTCAGTTGAAGATAAATTGTATAATTGTCTAAGCGCAAACCAAGAAATACGTCAAGCATCAACGCATAGTAAGGTGGAGATAAAAGAAAAACTAATTGCGATACTCCCAAATGATAGAAAAAATAAAAAGTTTATTTCGTGATACTTTAAAAAAGGAAGGTAAATGGTCAAGAACTTCGCTTACAATGTTCACTTCATTTGCTATTTGTGTGCTTGTTGGCTTAATAGATTTTTTTATGCATGGTTTTAATACTGAAGTATTCTTCGGTTTTCTTTCAGTTGCGGTAGGCAGCAAGATTTCAGATTCATTCAGTAAAAAATTAGAAAAATGAAAATAAATTTCTCTCATTTAATCGCCTTTATTTGGGCCTGTTTGATTTCAATCCTTTGGCTTATATTTATGACTGGCTGTTCAGCTTCATTCCACTACGGAAAAGCAGTTAAAAAAGGCATGAGATGTGAAACAATTTCTGATACAATCGAGATTCAAAAGATTGATTCAGTATTCATAAATAATGAATGGGTAAAGTATGTTACCAAGTATGACACAATAGTGCGTTACAATCAAGTATTCGTGCCTAAAACAAGGTATCAAATCAAAACGGAATATAAAATAAAACGAGATTCAATAGAAGTTGTAAAATACAAGACCAAAACTGAGTATAAAACAATCAAGAAAAAGTGGAATTTCCCTATTAAAATTCTAATTATTTGCTTTGCTATTGGATTTGTGATAGCTTTGGCAAAAGTATATTTAAGAAGATAGTATATTATTAAGTATATTTCACCAAGATTAAGCAGAAATAACTATTGAAAGTGTGATATATTGCACAATTAATATGTTTACAGTAAACAACTAAATGTAAATAGAGATGCTGACAACGAAAGAATTAATTGCCAAATATGGCGCACCTAATCCTGAAGGGACTTATTTAAAAACTATTGTGTTACCTTATCCATTCTTATACGATGGTAAGCCCGTTTCAAAGATGCGATGTCATAAACTTGTAGCGGATAAATTCCTAGCAGTTTTTGAGGATATTCTAGCGCATTACGGACTAGAAGAAATTAATAAACTTGGTATAAACAAATACGGTGGTTGTTTCAACTACCGGGTAATGCGAGGAGGTACACAATTGAGCCGCCATTCTTGGGGTGTTGCAATAGATTTAGACCCTCAAAGAAACACATTAAAAGAAACGTCTAAGACTGCCAGGTTTGCAAGACCAGAATATAATCCTATGATTGATATTTTTTACAAGCATGGATTTATTAGTTTAGGAAGAGAGAAGAACTACGATTGGATGCATTTTGAAATAGGTAGCTAAATGGAATATAGACCACGATTAAACGAAAGTGAGTACAATCTAATTTTAAAGCATCGAGAAAACAATGAAACAAGAGTCTTGTGTATAGGAGACTTACATGAGCCATTTTGTTTAGATGGTTATCTTGAATTTTGTAAGCAGATTTACACTAAATATCAATGTAATAAAGTAGTGTTTATTGGAGATGTCATAGACAATCATTTTAGTTCTTACCACGAAACAGATGTAGACGGAATGTCGGGAGGTGAAGAACTAGATTTGGCTATTAGTAAAATATCTAAATGGAGAGATGCATTTCCAATAGCTGACGTTACAATTGGAAATCATGACCGTTTAATAATGCGTAAGGCTCAAACGGGAGCAGTCCCTAGAAAGTGGATTAAAGCATATAAAGAAGTCTTGGAAACTCCACAATGGAATTTTACTGAAAGAGTAGTAATTGATGGCGTTCAATATGTGCATGGCGAGGCGGGAACTGCAAAGGCTAAATGTAGAGCCGATATGATGTCAACCGTTCAAGGGCATTTACATACGCAATGTTATACCGAATGGTTTGCGGGTGCTAACTTTAAAATATTTGGTGCGCAAGTAGGTTGCGGAATAGACCACGATGCTTATGCAATGGCTTATGCTAAAGCGGGAAAGAAGCCTATTATAGGATGCGCAGTTATAATAAATGGTAAAACTTGCATTAATGAATTGATGGAGTTATAAAAATTACTATATTTGCAGCAGTTAACAAGTTTTTGTTTTTCATGTTTAGGTTAAGAGGAGGTGTAAAAGCCTCCTTTTTTTATGCTATAACCTTAAATTATTTCAAGATTTTAAAGCTATAACCTTAAATTAAATATTTTTTTTATGCGCTGAAACCATTGAAAACATTGAGAAACTAAAAATAAATGAAAAATAATTGTGAAAAAAGATTGTAGTTATAAACAAAGTACATATATTTGCATATATCAATTAAACAAAAAAACAAAATTATGAAAACAATAACAAGAACAGAATGGTACTTAATTTTATCTAAAGAATTTTCTAAATATTCTTATATAACTAAAGAAATGAACGAAAATCAAATGAGTGAATTTTATTCAAAAATACGAATTGAATTAAAAACAAAATATAAAATAAACTAAAAAAAAAGGGGTGAAATTCCCCTATAATTTTAACCTTTAAAAACAAGAAAACATGAACGAAACAATTAAACAACTAGAGATAATCAAAGAATTTTATCTTGAGCAAGGCGATTGGATTTCCGCTAATCAAATCACTTTGGCAATTGATGTTGCAGAAAACTATTATTTTACACTTAAACTAAACGAAGAATGACACACAAAACAACAGTAACAATTGAAGGAGTAGATATAGACGTTACCTACGAAATAATTGAAGACGATGTTAACTACATTGATATTCTTGAAGTAGAAATAGGAAAACAAGACGTTTTTACTTTATTGGATAAATACATTGAAACAATTGAATTATTAATTTACAAAAAACTAAAACACAATGCAGCTAATTAAAAACTTTTTGAACAAAAATGTAAAGCCTACAAAGGCAGAAAACACATACACTCCTCCAATGGGAGTAAACGATGCGCATCGAAAGCAGCATTTCACAACTTACAACCTGGAGTTAATGAATGAAATTCGTAGAATCAAATTAAACGAGAACAAATGACAGCAAAAGAAAAAGCATTTAGCATTTACGAATTTACAAGATATGACGTTTCTTTATTAGGTGGAACTGAAGCGTTAATTAATGCAGTAGCTAAACAAACTGCGTTATATGTTGCCGAGAATGTTCGAATAGAAATGGTTAAACTACAAAATTTTGAACAAGCAATGTATTGGTTTGATGTTAGACGAGAAATAAAAGCATTATGACAATAAACGAAAAAATACTAGCTATCCAGGTGCTGCCAACTTTAGCTGATTTCCTTGAAGATATACCAATGAAACGAGTAAGTAAAATGAAACGTAATTTACTTATCAACGCAATACGCTCATTTGATTCTCACATGGTAGATTCAGCAGACATTGAAGCAATGGAACAACAAATAAATATACAACAGTCATTCCGCAAATGGTGTGACAAAAATTTTA